TCATGATTGGATATAGTGTCAAGTCGCCCTCCCGTCGCATCAATCAAACCCGTATGCCCCGCAGGGGCAGGAAGTAAGGAGATACAATATGGCTGGTAAGGCTTCTTCGCCTGCTGGGCGTTCTGTTGGTCAACGCGGTGGCAAAGCTTCCACGTCTTCTCGTCATCGCCGTCGCGGCTGATTTTGTTGGCCCTTTGCCCCCAAGGGTTCTCTTTCAAACCTCATAGCCCTTGGAGGCAATCATGGCCACTGCGCCCGTTACTGGTAATCTGACGACCGCCTATACGACTGCCGCCACCGGCATCTCGTCCAGCTTTGCTCCTGCCGTTGCGCCGGGTGGTACGCCTGCTGTCACGTCCAACCCGATCCCGTTCAACATCAACATCGACACCTTCCGTGGTTCGTTCGTTGGCACCATCATTGTGCAGCGCTCTGTGGACAACGGCACCAGCTGGGGCGCGGTAATTTTCCCCGCAGCTACCGCGCAGAACTCCACCGCGTTCTCCGGCACGTCCTTTGGTCTTTCGGTGCAGCTGACCGAGACCCAGTCGGGCGCGCTCTACCGCGTGATCGTGTCGGCCTACACGTCGGGCACCTTGTACTACTTCTTCGGACAGTAGACACACACCCATTGGCCCAGGCTATTGGTCCGATCGAACCCCCAGGCTCACCCCTGGGGGTTTTTCTTTGTGGGGTGCGGATGTGCCAGCCCTTGTTTGATAAGGGAAAAAACAACGCAAAACCTTGTGCATAGGCTGCGTCTATCGATCTTGCGTTATCCATAGAACAAGACTAAGGGACTGTAACGGGTTTTTTTGATCGTTTTTCGAGGCGGTTTCGTGCCGGATTTGATCCTGAAATGCGGGCAGGCGGTCTTCCTAGATGACGAGGACTACGACTACGCGCTTGGGTTCAAGTGGTTCGTTTGGTTCAGGACCGATCGATCAATCCGCGTGGCCCGTGACGAGTACGCGGGGGGTAGGGTCTTTCGGGTCTTCTTGCACCGGGAGATCGCTGTCCGCATGTATCCACGCATTGCCTACCGCGCCCATCGCATGAAGGTCTGGGCCAAGAACGGGGACTACACAGATGTCAGACGAGAGAACCTGGAAGTCATTTTTCGGAAAAGCCACGGGGGCGGCAACGTCGGCAGAAAGCCCCTTGGTGCCGACCGCACCGGCACCAGGGTCATCAGATCCAAAGGAACCATCGATGAGCGAGATCTCCCCGCCAAGTCTCCCTGCTGGAACGCCGGCGTTGTCAACATCAAGCGTCGGGTCAATGGCACCGCTCGACATTCCACCAGGGTCTTCCTTGGAAGAGTTGTTGTTAAATCGGATGGACATCGCGGTTCTACATTTCGCGGACATCATGCAGGACCACGGCACCCTGAAAGTGGGGATTGGCGAGACCCAGCGGGAAGTGATGAAGTACTCCTTCAACGAGAAGATGAAGGCAGCTGAGTTTGTCCGCGATTGGGTGCAAAGGCGTCGGAAGATTGCCCCAGCCCAAGAGCAGGACGATGCCCCTTCCATCACTGAACTGCGCAAGGCCATTCGCGAGGAAACGCTGAAGACCCTCGAGGCCGAACGCGTGTTGCGCGCGCCTCCCAAGAAGAATGGCCGGCCCACCCGGACGGAAGCCGCGGAGAAGAAAGCCCTCGAGGAAATGACCGCCCAGGCGATCGCCGCCCAAGAACTCGCGGACGACAAGGACGAGGGCTACACTGACGACAACGAGCTGCAGCGTGCCCTGCGAGGTGAAGCATGAGCGCCGTCTGGTTTATCGAGGTCAACATCCTGAACGGTCGCAAGACCCGGCTGAGGGTGGAGAAGATCACCGAGGTCCGCGAGGATCTGATGACCGAGAGCAAGGTCCGGGGTGAGAAGAAGTCTGTGGTCCGCATCATCATGGAGGGTGGCGCCAATGTCGTGGCAGAGGGCGAGACGATGGCTCAATTCTGGGATCGACTGCAGACTGCCCTTCAGCGGCCCCTCTACCTGTGCCCAGCCCCTGTCAGAGAGGCTGATGACGTTTGAGCAGGCCCTCGACGCCCTCTGGAAGGGTCAGGTGGTCCGCCGGCACGGGTGGAAAGATCCCGAACGTATTGCCTACCTGACCCAGAACCCAGGGACTGAGGACTACCATGTCTTCACCGCCAACGTGACGGCGGAAGATGCGCTTGAAGATGATTGGTACGTGTGGGGATGGATGCAATGAAAGCCTACATTGAACTCTACCTGAAGGGAGGCCGCAGGGCCTTTGTGGACATTGGATCCATACGCGCGATCTTTACCGGCGACGGTCATGACCGGGCATCCATTGCGCCCCCCGAACACCCGCTGACCATCCTGCTGGACAACGGGACGGAGTTTGAATCCTACGGGATCAGTGTCCAGACCATCATGGAACAGCTGCAGATGCATGGGAGGATCGCGGGATGTCTGTACCTTCCGACGTAACGATCGACACCACCCCCAGCTGGCTCCCAGCCTTCCGGATCTTCCTGTCCAAGGTCAAGATCTCGTCCAAGGAAATGAAGGAACCGGGCCCGATCACGCTCTACCGCGCGCAGGAAATATTCCTGAACGAGCTGGCCCAAGGCGTGCGCGGAGGCACCCGGCACTTCGTGATCCTGAAGGCCCGCCAGCTGGGCATGAGTACCGTCATGCTCGTGCTCGATCTCTTCTGGCTCTACATGAACCCAGGGCTTCAGGGCGCCATGATCGCGGACACTGCGGACAACCGCGAGAACTTCCGCAAGCAAATGGCCGACATCATTGAGACCCTGCCCAAGGGGTGGCGGATCCCGATCGTGGCTCACAACCGCAATGAGCTTCGTCTCGCGAACGGATCGGTCCTCCAGTACATGAGCGCCGGTAAAGGCCGGAACTCTGGCCTGGGTAGATCCCGAGCCTTGAACTTTGTTCATGCCACCGAGATCAGCTCCTGGGGTGACCAAAAGGGCATCGACAGTCTCATGGCCGCACTGGCGGCTGAGAACCCCAACCGGCTCTACATCTTCGAGAGCACGGCCCTGGGCTACAACGTGTTCTTCGACATGTGGAACGAGGCGAAGGAAAGCCAGCCCACGCAGAAGGCGGTGTTCATCGGCTGGTGGGCCAAGGACATCTACCGCTACAAGGAAGGCTCGCCTGAGTTTGCAAGATGGTGGGATCCGTATCCTCAGGAGACCGAGGCAGAGGCCGCAACCTCTCAGATGGTCGAGGAGCTCTATGGCTGGAAGATCACCCCGGAGCAGTGGGCGTGGTATCGCGACAAAGCCGACAAGCGCTCTCGTGAGAGCTTGCAGGAAGAATTCCCCTCGACCGAGGACGAAGCGTTCGTGGCCTCCGGCTACTCATTTTTCAACAACGACAAGCTGAACGCCGACCTGAACTTCATCCACAACCACAAGCCGGGGTTCAACGGGTTCAACTATCGCCTGACTGACAACTTCCTGACCATGGCCATGGAACCCGCTGTGGATCCGGACAATCTGGACCTGAAGGTCTGGGAGCCCCCGAAGAAGAATGGGGTGTATGTTATTGGGGTAGACCCGGCCTACGGACGCAACTCCGAGGCCGATCGGTCTGTCATCAGTGTGTGGAGATGCTTCTCCGACAAGGTCATACAGGTAGCCGAATATGCGACCGCAATCCCCGACACCCGCCAAGTGGCGTGGGTCATGGCCCATCTCGCCTCCGAGTATCGCGACTGCATCATCAACCTGGAAATCTCGGGCCCAGGCTCACAAGTCATGCAGGAGCTCACCTCGCTGAAGCAGCTGCTCAGCTGGGGGCACCTGAAGGAGCCGGCGAGGAGATTGCGGGTCGAGGACTGCCTGGACGGAGCCAAGTGGTTCCTGTGGCACCGGCCTGACTCAATGGGATCAGGTTATGCTTACAACTGGTCCACCACCTACAACAACAAGCTGCTGCTGTTCAACAAGTTCCGAGACTACTACTCGACCGAACAATGCGTGGTCCGATCGCTGGGGCTCCTCGAGGAAATGCTGACCCTGGTGCAGGACGGTGACCGGATCGCAGCCTCGGGCCGCAACAAGGACGACCGCGTCTTTGCGGCAGGGCTTGCGATCTACGCCTGGGACATGTGGAGGCGGGTCGGCATGATGGCCGAGAACCGCACCTACCAGCGCGAGACCGCGGAGCAGGCCCGTATCGAAAGCACCGACCAGGACCATGTCCTTGGCCACATCATCCCGGACTTCTTCAAGTCTCAAGCCCAGGCAAGGCAGCAAGCCTACCTGAATTCATTGGACGATTGATCATGGCCATCTACGGAACCTACGCATGCGATGACTGCGACGTTGAGTTCAAGGGCTGGCGCGAAAGCGAGGGCCCTTATCCTGATTGTCCGCACTGCGGAACCAAAGGTGGCTGGGCCCCTCAGGCCCCGAACATCATTGGGGTGAAGGCCAAAGCCATCGACATTGCGCAGAAGGTCGCGGAGGAGACGTTTGGTCTTACGGACATGAACGACAACAACCGACCGGGGGACATTGTGGCCAAGGCCCCTTCCCCGATCCAGACCGCGGAATCGGAGGCCATCACGCGCGAGTACATGGCCATGACCAATGCTCCGCCCGAGGTCGCGCCTCACTTGCAGGGCTACGTGAAGAGTTTCTTTGGCGCCGCTGAGGCCGGCAACATGCCAGCTGCCAATCCCATGGCGCAGATCCAGGGCGCTGCTCCAGCAGCTGCGGAAGCCAAATCCCAAGGCGTGGATCCGATCGGCCTGCTTCACAAGTCGAAAACGATGGCAAGATCGGGTATAAACAATCTGACCGTTGTTGCTAAGGACTCTGGAAAGACATGAAGCTCCCCTCACGGCACATCGGACCCTGGACCCGCGAGATCATTGACGAGTGCATGGTGAGCCGGGAGGCCCGCCGCACCCAAGGCCGTCAAATGACGAGCCTGTATTACAACGGCTCCTTGTCCGGATCGGCCAAGGACAACCTGTGCTACAGCCACATTGACAAGCTGAGCTCGTATCTGTTCAGCCCCTCCGACGTGCGTTTCGATGTCACGTTCGAATCCGACGAGACGCAGAAGTGGATGGGCGCCGCCGATCTTTCAGCTCGTCACCTCACGCGTGAATTCCGCAGAACCCGGTGCGGTCTGGCCTTCGCCCAAGCTGTGGACATGTCCCTGATCAAGGGCTGCGCGATCATCAAGCTTCTGTGGAGCGCCAAGGGCTACCAGACGCAGATCATCAAGCCTGAAATGTTCGGCGTGCTGCGCGAGGACATCGAGGATCTGGACGAGCAGGACGCGTTCAATTTCAGCTACTACATGACGCCTGCCCAGTTCGAACGGATGATGCTGGGGCATCCCAAGGCTAAGGAAATCAGCGCGGAGGTCATCGATCGCAACGCGACCATGACCCGCGAGAACTTCGAGCAGGACTACTTCCACGAGATCGTCGTGGGCGGAACCCAGCCCATCAGCACGACGGGCTCAAACAATCAGCGGGGATCGGTCTCGTACCAGAGCGTGCCAACCCCAATGCTCTCGCCAGAAGTGGCCAGCCAGCTGATCCGCATTGATGAATGCTGGATCATGAACGACGACGCACGCGATGGTCAGGGCGACTGGACGTGCATCCGAATGGTGGGCGATGTCGTAATTGATGGTGAGTACCGCTATCAGAATTTGTGCGACATCCCAGGCCACAACCCGTTCATCAAGGTGTGCCCCAACGAGGTCGCAGGCTATTTCTGGGGCCGGTCCGAACTGGCCACGGTCCAGAACCCGCAGCTGTGGTTGAACGAGCGCCTCGAGGATCTGGACCGGATTTTCCGCCGCCAAGCCAACCCGGCCAGATCCTTCACCGGCTTCTCCGCGATCACCGACGAGAAGGCCCGCATCCTGGGATCTCCCGGCGGGATCCTGACGGACGCCCAAGCCCCCAACGCCAAGATCGAGACCCTGGCTCCCCAGATGCCGCCCAACGCGCTGGAATACATCCAGATGATCCGCAAGACGTTTGAGGACGCCGGCGGGTTCACCTCGACCACCTCTGGCCAGGGAGACGCAGGCGTCAGGTCGGGCGCGCAGGCCAACGCCATGCTGAAGACCTCCAGCCCTCGCCTGAGGGACCGGGCCCTGATCGTTGAGGATCAGTGCGCAGCGCTGGGAGATCTCTGCCTGCGCATGTCCCAAATCAAGGACGCGCGCGTGTTCTCGCTGCCCAAGAAGGGCGGGCTCGCCGGCATGTTCTCAAGCGTGAACGAGTTCATGCTGAGCCAGCTGCCCGACGATGCACAGGTCTCGGTGGACAGCCATACGTCCTCGCCTGCCTTCTCTGGCGACAATGCCCAGCTGGCATTTGCTCTGGCAGGCCGAGGCGCGATCGACGGCGAAGCGCTGATCAAGATGACCCACCCGCCCTATCAGGACGAGCTCATCCTGTCCTACCGTCAGCGCGAAGAGGCCAAGGCCCAGTTCATGCAACAGCACCCGGAACTGGCCGTACCTCACGGAAAAGGCAAGAAATAAAGTCTTTTGAAAAGACTGTACCGCCGAATACTGAAGCTATATTTTGATCTTGTTGCGCCATCTATTGGGTAATGGTATCTTGTCGGCACGCAGGCTTAGGGGTTTACCTCGCGGTGACTGCCGATTGGCCGGGGGTCGTAGTAATGCGAACTCCTCCCCCCGGTGTTTCTAATAAGGAGACCGCCCAATGCGCAAGGGTCGTAAGCACCGCCGGAAGTAATCCCGTGCAGCGTTAGGCTGCACCGGATTCTCACAAACCTAGGAAGCTCTAATGGCATTGCCTCCCCTACCAATGACGCCTCCGACCATCGGCTCTGCCGGTGCTGCCGGACCCCGCACTGGCAACCCCGGTGCGGCGGCTGACGCCATGACGAAGGTAAGGGAGGCAATCCACCTTCTGGAAATGGCTCTGCCCACACTTGCGGTGGGATCTGAACAGCACAAGGCCGTGCTGAAGATGATCCAGGATGGCGCGAAGATCGCGCCCGCCGGCCAAGAGGGACAGGGTGTCCAACAGACCGCTCTGCTGGGTCTGATGGAACGCGCCAAACAGATGCAGCAGATGCAACAGCTACAACAGCCTGGACAGGGTCAACCCCCTCCCGGTGGAGCTCCTGGTGGAGCCCCCGGTGGTGCTCCCGGCGCTCCGCCCCAAATGCCAGGAATGTAAGGAACCGACCATGGCCACGCTCCCCACCTCGCCTGCTTTCAATCCCCCGACCCCTTCGCTCGAGCCGGATGAATCCATCGTCCGCGTGAACCTGGGCGTGGTCGAGATCGGCAACCGCATGTCGCAGCAGCCGAAGGACATCAAGAACGCTTTCCCGGTCACTCACATTCCGAACGGTAAGTGACCCTTAACCGCTAGCAAGGACGCCCCCTCCTATGGCTGAAGTTGTTGTAGACGAAACCGAGCTGAACGCTCTTGTCGCCGGCAAGAAGCTGCTGGAGCAGATCAACAATGATCCGCGCACCCGCCCGCTTCTGACCCGCGCGATCAAGGCGCATTATCCGAACACTCGTACGGATGAGGACGTGGCTGCTGAAGTGGCCAAGCCCTACATCGAAGAGGTCCGCCAAACCAAGGCGCAGCTCGAAGAGATGTTCGGAAAGATGGCTGCGCGCGACCAGTACGAGCAGGAGCGCCAGACGCTGTCCCAGCTCGACCAGTCGTTCTCTCGGTTGAAGAAGACCTACGGCTACAACGACGAGGGCATTGACAAGATCAAGGCCCTGATGATCGACCGATCCATCCCGGATCCGGATGCTGCCGCCGCCCTGTTTGAGCGGCAGAACCCGAAGCCGACCGAAGCACGTTCTTCCTGGGAGCCCGACGCTTGGGACTTCAAGGACAACGCCGTGGAAGTGGATGTTGCTGGACTGTTTGCGGATCCCGAAAAGTGGGCCGACCGTGAAGTTGGGCGCGTTCTGGTGGATATCCGAAGCAACCAAGATTCCTGATCACGGCTAAAGGGGAGTACCTATGCCAGTCTACGGTTCCGGGGTAGTCCCCGCTAGCGGCAGTATTACAAACGAACTGACCGCAGTCATGCGTCGGGCCTTTGTGCCCAAGCTCGTCGTGCAGATCTACTCTGCGGCTCCTGTGCTGTCTCTGCTCATGCGGAACGCCCAGCGCGCTCGTGGTGGTCTGTCTCAGGTCACTGTCCCGGTTCAGGGTTCGCAGTTTGTGAACTTCAACTGGGCCGGCTATGACGGCGGCTTCCCGCAGCCCCAGGTGCTTGCTGCAACGCAGCAGGCCGCGTGGAACCTGAGCGTCGGTACGGTTCCGATCCCGCTGCTGGGCATGGAAAGCCTCCTGCAGCAGACCGAGACCATCATTCCGCTGGTGAAGGCCCGTATGGCTGACGCCAAGACGGTGGCGGTGCAGGCGATCTCGACCGCCCTGTTCGGTTCGGCTGCGTCCAACTCCCTGGCCATCAACGGCTTCCAGGACATCTACGATGACGGCACTTCGGTGGCCTCGTACGGCGGTCTGAACCGGAACAGCAACGCGTTCTGGAAATCGACCAAGATCAGCACCTCGATCACCCCGTCGCGTACGACCATGATGACCCGCATCATGCAGCTGACGAAGATTGCCGGTGGTGAAAGCCCCGACTTCGTCATCATGAGCCTGTCGGACTGGACCACGCTCCTGACGGACTTCATGTCGGTGGAACAGTTCAACACTGATCCGGGCATCAAGTACGGCAATGACGACGCCGTCAACGCGGGCTTCCGCGCTCTGATGCTGGGCAACATCCCGATCCTGGCGGACCCGTTCTGCCCGGTCGGCACCGCCTACATCATCAACTCCAAGTATCTCGGCCTGTACATTTCGGAAGACGCGAACTTCGCGTTCTCTGGCTGGCACTCGCTGATCGCCAACAACCAGATCGCCAATGTCGGAGTGATCATCGCAGCCATGGCTCTCGTGAATACGAAGCCGTCGTCTGGGATGCAGCTTTCCGCCGTTGCCGGCGCCAGCTTCTAAGGAGCCCTCACCATGGCAATCACTCCCATGCGCGGAGCGGGCGTTGGTCTTCCGCTCAACCCCGGCCTCGTCACCCCGTACACCGGCCCGGTCTTCGGCAACGAAGTCTATCTGCCGGCGGGCACGACCTACTACATCCCGGCGGGCCAGTGGCTCATCACTCCGGGTCCGTACACGTTCATCCAGTTCCTGGATCCCATCACGGGCATCTGGCGCAACTTCCCGAACGCGGGCAACACGCCCACCACCATCTCCTCGGATGGCGTGAACTTCCGTCTGGCCAACATGACGGGCTTCGCGATCGGTGCCGTGGTGACCAACTCGGGTTCGGGTTACACCTCGGCTCCGACCGTGACGGCTTCCTCGGGTGGTTCCACCTGGAAGGCCATCGTGGGTGGCGCGATCAGCACCACCATCACCACGGTCACGGCTGGCGCGGGTTACAACTATGCACCTCTGGTGCTGGTGTCTCCTCCCCCAATCGGCGGCATTCAGGCCACGATCACCGCGACGATCTCGTCCGGTGTTCCGACCCTGACTGTTGTGGACCAGGGCGCCGGTTATACCGTTGCTCCGACCATCACCCTGATCCCTGACCAGCGCGAATCTACTCAGGGCACGGTGGGTCCGACGACTGTTGGTTCGTACACGACCGCTCTGGTCGCGTCCGGTTCGGCTGGCGGCGCCCAGACGATCTCGGCGGTGGTCTGCACTCAGCCGGGTACGACGGTTCTGGCCGGTACGGCGATCCCGACCCTGTCCTTCTCGGGCGGCGGCGGTTCTTCGGCGGCGGCGACCATCGTGATGTGCATGAGCATCACCCCGACCAACAGCGCGGCTACCACGTCGGGTGCGGGTTACGGTACGCAGTTCAATCTGCGCACCTTCAACGGTCTGAACGCATCCACCCCGAGCGTGAAGAACCCGGCAATCGGCGCTGGTCTGTTCCAGCCCCGCCAGGCTCAGCTGGCTGGTGCAACGAACTCTGGTGCGATTGCTACGGCTCAGCTGACGGCGGCTACCGTGATCGACGGTGGTCTGGTCCAAGCCATCCCGTATCCGGTGGTTGACTCCAACCTGACCACGGCGGCTTCGACCATCGTGTCGGGTATCACGCTGGGTCTGGGTGCCTCCCCGGTTGACCTGACGGTTCTGCAACCGTTCTAATGTGAAAGATCTCTTCGCGTGGGGGCACGCAAGGGGCATGATGGGGGATCGGTGCGGCGACGTGCCGGTCCCCTAACTGTTTGAGGGAACACACATGGCGCTGAACCAATATCTGATCGACACAGCGCTGCTGCTGAATGACCCGAACTATCTGTTTTTTTCCCAGAGCAATCTGACCAACTACATCAACCGCGCGCGCAATCGCGTGTGCGAACTTTCACAGTGTCTGCGTGTCCTGCTCCCGTCCACGAGCTCCATCACATCCGTGACCCTCACTAGTGGCGGAACCAACTACACCGCCCCCACGGTCACTGTGAGTGCGCCTGACGGCATCACCGGAGGAACGCAGGCGGTTGTGACCCCAACGGTATTGAGTGGCGTCATCACCGCCCTGACGGTCACTACCGCGGGCTCTGGATATGTTTTGACGCCTACAATCACGATCACGGATTCCACCGGATCGGGCGCGGTGGTGGGAACCATTTCCCTGACGCCGGCAGTGAAGACGGTTGTGAACCAAGAAGTGTATCCGTTCAGCAGCTACATCACCGCGCTGCAACAGGTGCAGCCAGGCGCTTCCGAAATCATTGGTCTGCAGTCGGTGTCGGTGTCGTGGGGATCAATGAAGCCCACGCTGGACTACAAGTCCTGGACAACGCTCCAGGCGCAGTACCGCGCATGGAATGTAGGCCAGCAGAACTATCCGTCGATCTGGTCGCAGTATGGTCGAGGGGCTGGCGGATCCTGTTACCTGTGGCCGATCCCGGCGATCCAGAGCCAGATGGACTGGGACGCCTATTGCAACCCGATCCCGCTTGTCACGGACGCCACGGTCGAGGCAATCCCGGATCCCTTCACCGCGAGTGTGAAATACTATGCGGCGTATCTGGCCTATCTGAACGCGCAACGTAAGGACGACGCGCAATTCATGCAGGCTCTATTCCGCGAGAACCTGATAGAAAATGGCGTGGCGACGACGCCGTCGATGTCGCCCAGCGCCTATGACAGCGAGGTCTGGTAATGGCTATCAACTTCCCATACATCTTTGCGAACCTCAGCGGGAACCTTCCTGCGTCGGATCTTGATCAAAATTTTACCTACACCGGCACGTTGCCCAGCCAGGCCACCACGGTCACCGCAGGCAGCTATACGCTGACGGGTTCAGAGACTGTTCTGATCAATGCCGGATCTACGCCCTATGGGGCCACGCTGTCGCAGATCGCCGCAGCAACGGGGATCGGGACTGCAGCGGCGCTTGCGCCCAGCGCGCTTGCCACTGCCGCACAAGTCAAGACGGGCACGAACAACACACAAGCCGTTACGCCCTACAGTTTGAACCAAAACAATCAATCTGGCGTTCCTGGGTATTACACCTTGCCTGGCGGGTTCTTGATGCAATGGGGACAAGCCACCAGCGTTACCGCTGGAGCAAATGGTGGAACCATCACGTTTTCGCAAAATTTCACCACGCCGCCTTTGGTGATAGCGTCGGTCTCAGGTCAAGCTGCCGGAAATTATGTGGCCTTGATCGGAGCTCTGATCGGAACCGGCCCTTACACGGGCAGCTATTTCACAACGAGCCTCGGTGGCTCTTACGCTTCCGGTGTAAGCATCAATTGGTTTGCCGTAGGTAAGTAAGATGGCCATTCCGCGCGCAGGAAATAGCCAGGAAACGCCCATTGAGGAGTGGGTGTACGAGGACTTTGGTACGCTCAATACCAAGGTTCCGCGCCCCTCCGTGGGCGATTCTGAATTTGCCTGGACGCAAAACTGGATGCCGATCGCGTTGGGTCGGTTGCGGACCCTATATGCTGAAGGCACAACGCTTTATACGGCGAGTAGCAAGACAATTGTCTACACATACCAGTACGTGCTGAACAGCATTCCGTACTGGGCGGTGTTCTTCAGTGATGGAACCGCGATCCAGGTCAACGCTAATACGTCCGCCGTAACGACGATCTCGTCCGTGGCCAATACGTTCTACAATCCAAGCACACCAACTCTGCTTCCCGCCTGCGCGCAATTCCAAAACAAATACCTGGCGATCGTCAACACCCTCCAACAGTCCAATTATTGGATGTGGGATGGCAGCAATCTGTTCGGCAGCACGACCTCTGGCGCGACCTCGACCACCTCTCTGAGCCCTGACACTACGATCATCAACACGGGATCCGGCTACACCTCGGCCCCTACGGTCACGGTAGTGGGTGGCTCCGGCAGTTCGGCTGCTGTTACCGCAACCGTGAAGAACGGCGTTGTCACGCAGCTGGTCGTCAGCAACCCCGGATCCGGCTACAGCCTGAACGACCAGCCCCAATTGATATTCTCGGGCGGGGGCATCAGCGACAAGACCGCCAATCTGACGCCTGTTGTGTCTAAGGAGACCGGCGGCATCGCGTCGGTCGCTGTGACCAATGGCGGCTCAAGCAATATTACCGGGGTGACGACCATAACGCTCAGCGGTGGTGGAGCGACCACCCAGGCGGTTCTCGTGGTCACCGGATTCAATCAGGCAGGATCTGGCTCTGCGAACGTCCTGACGAGCGTGGGTGTTGTGAGCCCTGGATCTGGATATACCGGCCAGCCCTCGTATTCGTTTGGTGGCCTTACCGGCACAGCCCCGACCCTGGTCTTCAAGATCGCGCTAGGAGAAATCACCGGCATCACCATCACTGATGGCGGCGCGGGCTATGGGGGCCCTCCTACGGTCAACATCGTGGGCGATGGGAGCGGGGCATCCTTCATCGCCAACGTGACAGGTGGAGCCATCACGAGCTTCACCAAGATCTCTGGCGGATCCGGTTATACCAAGGCCACTGTCCAGCTGACCGGGGGGAACAATGTTGCTGCCGGAACCGTCAGCCTGATGCCTCTGGGCACCCAGGGAACGACCGTCGAGACCTATCAGAACCGCGTCTGGATAGGTAACGGGATCAATCTGTACGCCTCCGGGCCGGGTACTGTGGCCAACTTTGCGACCTCAGCCGGCGGGGTCACCACTCAGCTCACAGACGCAACGCTCAAGGCACAGATCACCCGCGTGATCCAGTCGAGCGGCTATCTGTACGTGTTCGGGGATTCCTCGATCTCGGTGCTGTCCAACGTCACTGTGAGCACTGCAGGCGTCACCAGCTACAATCTGGTGAACGCGGATCCGCAGATGGGCACATCCTGGCGCGATAGCGTGGCAGCGTTGGGACGCGCTCTGGTGTTTGCCAATCCCTCCGGGGTCTACACCCTGTACGGTGGTGCTGCAGAAAAGGTCTCGAACCAGCTAGACGGATTGTTCCTGTCCGCGACCTGGACCTCGCCCACGCCTACCGCCGCGATCGCCACAATCTTCAACGACCGCGTCTATATGTTGAACTTCCAAACCGTTAACCCGTACACAAAAACCAATCAGACCATGATGGCCATGTGGAACGGTCAGAAGTGGTTCACGTCCACGCAGCTGAAGACGCCGACGTTCATCCAGACGCAGGAAGTCAATTCGGTCATTCAAGCTTGGGGAACAGATGGAACCAATCTGTACCCCATGTTCCAGACGCCCAGCACGTCTTTGCCCAAGGTGTTCCAGACCAAGCTTCGCAAGTCTCCCAATTACACAAGCTTCAAACGAGCTTTGCGTTTGTATTTTGTGGGCCAGAACAACGGAACAGAAAACAATCCGACATTTACCGTTGCGCCAGACAGTGATCTGGCAAATGGTACACCCATCACTCTGGGCCTGCTGCAAAACTCTGTTTCGTTTACCGGATCGGGGCCGATCACTTTCACAGGAACCGGCGGCGCGGCCATCAACTTTGCTACTGTTCCGCCGGTGTCAATTGATGGTTTGGCCATCAACGCGTATGGTAAGATGATTGGTTACACACTCACGTCTAACGCGTCCGATCTCGATATCATTTCGTTCACGACGCAATTTGGCGAATTTGCTCCGTTCGGCTAAGGAGGCCGTCACATGTCGCGCTATAACGAATTCAAGGCCTGGAACCGCATGCCGCCGGCAGAAGTCACCGTCGATGCACCGGATGGCGTACTGACGATCGGTGATACCGGCCTCAGCAAATCCACCCTTTATGACACCAATGAGCATCCGCTTATCCAGTCTGGTGACTGGCAGATGCCGCATCAGCGTTACGGTCGAGGCAATGCCCCGGCAACCCGGAACAAGAATGGTCGCTGATGGGTCTGGCCCAGATCATCTATCCCAGGCCCACGCCCAAGGGCTTTGACGAGTGGACCTGGGACCACTACCAGCACCACCTTGCCATCATCCATCAGGCAGCGACCGCCGGCTTCGCCCTGAACCAGTATCAGATCTGGCCGGTGACGAAGGAAAACTTCAAGGACTTCCTGCAGCAGCATCAGCAGATGCACGCCGAGATGGACGCGATCGCCGGCGTGCAGGGATCAGATCTCCAGGATCTGGATCTGAAGGACAAGAAGAAGGCGGACGCTTGGTTCTATCTTCAATACGTAGAACACCAGTCCGTCGCTCAGTTTCTGGGTGGGGGCATTTAGCGTAGCGTCCCTCGCGTGGTATATGTGGCTTATTGAGACACGGGACGCGCCATGCCGCAAATTTCACAGCTTCCTGCCGGAACGGTCCTGACGGGCACCGAAGCGGTCCCGCTTGTTCAACAGAACATCACGGTCGAGGTTCCATCCCAATTTTTTTGGAACCTCCCCGTCTACACCTATGCGCAATTGATTGCCCTGACGCCTGTCGCAGGCGCTCGAGCCAATTGTTCCAATTCGAACACCGGAACATTTCTTGCCACAGTGAGCGGAACGGGGATCAATTTTGTCCCCGTTCTCTACAACGGCACCAACTGGATTGTGGGGTAAATCATGGCCAGCAAAATCCCCATCAACCAGCTGCCGCCTGGGTCGTTCCTGACGGGATCTGAACAGGTCGCGGTTGTGCAGAACAACACGACCGTCCAGGTTCCCACGTCCTACTTCTTCCCCGGAACCAACACCGCTTTCTCCCGGTATTCTTTTACCGCCACGTCGGGCCAAACTAATTTTGGCGTGCCTTACACGCCTGGCCTTCTGTCGGTTTATCAGAACGGCCTGCTGCTTGCGGCTAGCAAATACACCGCGACCAACGGCACAGCTGTCATCCTTAATACCGGCGCGACCGCTGGAGATGACATTGAAATTTTCACGTTTCTGAACAGTACCACTGCCGGAAACATGTACACCGACTTCTCCAATGCAACCGGGGTCAATTCGGTACTGCATGGCGGCACGGGTGTCACGACTTCCACCGGTAGTGGAAATGTCGTGTTGTCTAATGCTCCGACCTTGTCGGGTCCGAATCTGGGCACTCCAGCAAGCGGTGTCATGACTAACGTCACCGGCTTGCCATTATCGACAGGCGTGACCGGTACACTTCCAGTGGCAAATGGTGGAACCGGTGCGACCACCTTGACGGGTTACGTGTATGGTAACGGCACCAGCGCTGCTACCGCCTCCACGAGTATTCCTGGAACCGCGATCAGCGGAAACATCAGCGGCAATGCAGCGAATGTCACCGGCACCGTTGCGGTGGCGAATGGCGGAACGGGCGTCACCACGTCCACGGGCAATACGAGCTCGTCCGTTGTGCTGTCCAACAGTCCCACGCTTACCAGTCCCAGCATCAACACCAAGATTGTATTTAATGGTGCAAGCTCCGGAACGGTCACGCTTCAGCCGGCATCAGCGGCGGGAAATGTCACGTTCACGCTTCCCAGCACCACCGGATCCAATGGGTACACGTTGGTCACGGATGGAAACAATCCCGCCACTCTCAGCTGGTCGCCTGGCGGTGGTACGGTTACTAGCGTCAGTGTATCAGGTGGATCCACTGGTCTGACAACCAGTGGAGGGCCGATCGTTGGCGCAGGCACGATCACGCTTGGCGGCACACTCAATGTTGCCAACGGCGGAACCGGCACCACCACATCGACGGGTACGGGAAGCGTCGTACTTGCCACAACGCCGACCCTTGTCACGCCTAATCTTGGCACGCCCAACTCTGGAACGCTGACAAATTGTTCTGGACTGGTTCTTACGGGCGGTTCTGGTGTTACGGGAACGCTTCCAATTGTGAATGGAGGCACTGGAAACGCGACCAATCCGACCAATGGACAACTTCTCATTGGTTCGACGGGGTCCGGATTTGCACTCTCCACGCTCACGGCAGGGACCAATATCTCCTCGATCACTAACGGTGCTGGATCCATCACGATCAACGCTACCGGATCGGTGACGAGCGTCCAGGCGTCTGGAGGCACCACAGGTCTGTCGTTTAGCGGTGGTCCCATTACGGGGTCTGGAACGCTGACCCTCGGAGGCACGTTAGGAGTGGCTTCCGGAGGCACAGGCGTTGCTACTCTGACGGGCTACGTTTACGGCAACGGAACGGGTGCCATGTCGGCATCCACGACCATTCCATCCTCCGCTCTTTCGGGTCTTGGAACAGGGGTTCAAACGGCCCTCGGGGTCAATGTTGGATCTGCCGGCGCGGTTGTGGTCAATGGTGGAGTTCTGGGCACGCCATCTTCTGGCACGCTTACGAATGCAACGGGCTTGCCAATTTCGACCGGCGTGTCGGGTTTGGGTACTGGTGTTGCTACCGCCCTCGGTAATGCGGTTGGCTCTGCTGGAGCTCCTGTTGTTTTCAATGGCGCGCTTGGTACTCCGTCTTCGGGAACGCTAACCAATGCAACAGGCCTGCCGGTTTCAACGGGCGTGTCGGGATTGGGCACGGGCGTTGCCACAGCCCTAGGCGTCAACACCGGCACTGCCGGATCTTTTGTTGTCAATGGTGGCGCGCTTGGTACGCCGTCCTCAGGCACTCTTACCAATGCAACCGGCTTGCCGCTTTCTACTGGCGTGACGGGAACCCTGTCGCCTACCAATGGCGGCACCGGCATTTCTAATTCGTCAGGATCGACGCTGACGCTTGGCCAGGCAGTGTCGTTTGCTGGTGGCTTCTCAACCACTCTGACAACCACCGGCACAACATCGGTGACGCTGCCTACCTCAGGAACACTGGCCCAAAGCACGCTTGCAAACGCGACCTATACAAGCACTTTGACGGGAGCCACGTCTCGAGGCACGAATGCAAAACTTGGTGATTTTGTAAGCGTTCTTGATTTTGGAGCGGATAACACCGGCACTACCGATTGTTCCACTGCGATTCAAGCAGCGCTTAATTCCAACACAACAGGAAATCTTGAACTCATTTTTCCTGCTGGAGTTTACAAGTGCACCGGACTGACTTGGTCGGGCACTGGTCGCTTGACCATGAGCGGGCTTGGCCAAGCATTTTTGCAATCCACCTCAACCACTGGGAATTTGTTCAGTGCATCAAATGGGCAAATTCTAATTAGAGATTTCACAGTTTTTTACCCATTTGCGGGCGGCGTAACAGCCGGATTTTACTTAAGTTTCACGGGATGCACGGCGCTTATAGAAAGAATAAAATTCATCAACGGATACAATTTGGTATTTTGGGGCGCTGGTTGCGTAAATTCGGGAGCAAGAAATTGCACTGGATTGGCCATGACGGGCACGGGGTTCACGATTGATGTGTCCCCCAGTGTGCCGCCTGCGCAACAATACGGAATTATGACCATTTCTGGGTGCGATCTCCAAGGAACAACCAGCAGCACGGGCGCAGGCATCAATCTTGTTTCTGGCGACACCGTTATCGTCAGCGATTGTAATGTTGCTGGGTTTTTTATTCCTATCAATATGACGACATTGTCGAGTCGATCCTATTTGGCAAACGTATTCATGACAAATGTGTTTGCGGATGGAGCCGGCGGTCCATCATCTACTCAACCGGGTTATTTGATTGATGGAACAAACCAATTTCTGTCTAGAGTTTTCTTGTCTAATTGCTGGTCAAGTTCCATGCAAAACAGTGGCATGTATTTGAAAAACGTGAAAAGCGTCAATCTAAACAATTGCGCTATTTTGGCCAACACAGGTCACGGAATTTTATGCGATACAGGAGCCTTTGACGTAAGAATTGCAAATTGTATTGTGTCCGGAAACTCTTCCGCTTCGGCTGGATCTAACCACGGAATAACTATTGTTGGAGGCAATAATTACACCATCACAGGAACAAGAAGTGGCCCCACGTACAATGGTACAGATGGCAGTACCATCAATAATACTCAAGGATTCGGAATTATCCTTACTAATTCTGCCACTACGAACTACATAATCCAAAACAACGATTTCAGCGGTAACACTTTGGGGCGCATCCAAAATGTTGCCGGGGGCACCAGCGGCACGACGTACTTCATCGGTAACAACATTATCACTTCAACCTACGTGACATCATAAAATGACCGACGCGTACCGAACGCTGCATGATTTTTCGCATACCTCCTGGAAGCGGGAGAATGTGAAATTTGACATGCGAGCTACCAAGCTCGTTGGTTCGGCGCGCGTGAAAGTCACTTGTAATCCGTCGCCGGTGGCGGTCTCAGGCCAGGTCTACACGCCGTTCACTGCGGTCGCCTCTGGAGGCAAGGCTCCATACTATTACTACGCGTCAGGCCTGCCTAATGGACTGACAATCAATTCCTCGACCGGAGTGGTGAGCGGAACGCCATATATCTACACGGTGGATAGCCAGCTGATCGGCGGAATCCTGATCAATGCCAGGAGCGCGGACGGACGCGTGGGGGCTAGCCAGCAGTTCTCAATTTTCGTGGCATCTGCTGCCACTGTGTTGGGCTCTCTGGGCAACCAATATGTGACCACCCAAGACGGCACATTTATTGATCTGAACTACAATCTGCAGATTCTGACGCAGGCTTCCAATGTCGTTACGGATCAACAGGGCAATCCGCTCTATGTGCAGAACCTTCCAGATTCCGCAGCGACGATCGTGTCCTATCCGGTGATCAATGGATCTCCGTATATCAATTTGCCGGTATCTGTGACGCCTCCAGTGTGGGCGAACCCGCCATTCTCGATTTCGTACCAATGGTACAAGAACAGCTACCCCATTTCCGGTGCCACATCGTTGACGTACAAACCAACGAACGCCGACGTGGGTTCGATCTTGACGTTGGTTGTGATCATCCTTGGTCCGAATGGTATAGAAACCACTGTTTCGCCCCCCTCATCGCCTGTTCTGGCCGGTGTTGTGGGCGCAACTTCGCTTGATTTCTCCGTTGCCGGCAACTCTGGCAACATTGGCATCATCCTCTAAGGAGCCGACATGGCATTCCCTACGGTCACGGTAACGCCCGGTGTGGGCCAAACCATCAACACCTTGCCGAACGCGGGTCAGGCCACGTCGGGCAACAGCCTGCCGGTGGTGATAGCATCCGATCAATCTTCTATCAGCGTCAGCGCTGCGCAATCGACGGCTGCGAACCTCAACGCAACCGTAGTGGGTACGGGCACGTTCGCCACCCAGGTCACGAGCCTGCCGGCGTTGCCGGCTGGAACCAACGCAATCGGTTCGATTACCAACACGTCATTTGCAGCAACGCAGGCCACCGCCTCAAGTCTGAACGCCACGGTGGTGCAGGGCACGGCTGCGAATCTGAATGCCAGCGTGGTGCAGTCTGGCACCTGGTCGGTGTCGCTGAACAACAGCACAAGCACGATCGGCTATCTGACCAATCCCTCGACCATCTATTCCGCGCAACAGAGCGTGACCACCTCGGCCACCGCACTGACCGCTCAAGCGCTTTCCAATGGTATTGTGATCACCGCCAAGTCCACCAACACGGGCACCACCTATGTTGGCCCCTCGACGCTGACGACGGCCAATGGTTATGCGCTCCTGCCGGGTCAGTCGATCAGCTATGGGGTGACCAATGCCAATGCGGTGTGGATCATCGGCACTGGCGGTGACACAGTCTATGTGACGGGGAACTAACATGAGCGCTCCTGCCATTCCTCCCAAGCTTTACGGTAATGGAACGACCACCGGATCTGGCAGTGTGGTTCTGGCCACCTCTCCGACGCTTGTTACGCCTGCACTGGGTACGCCCGCGTCTGGAACGCTGACCAACTGCACCAGCATCCCCGTGGCCAATGCCACCGGGACGTTGGCTGTGACCAACGGCGGCACCGGGGTGACGAGCTCAACGGGTTCGGGTTCGGTGGTTCTGTCCAGCAGCCCGACCCTGACGACGCCGTCTCTGGGTGCTGCTACTGCAACGTCCGTCAATGGCCTGGCGATCACGTCCACGTCGGGCGCTACCTTGAATCTGGCCAGCGGATCGACGCTCCAGACCGCGAATGGCTATGCAATTGAGTTCACTGCTGTGGGCTCTACCAATGTGACCCTGCCCACGGGTGGCACGCTGATCACCGGCTCGTCCCCGACCATCACGACGCCTACGATCAGCGGTGTTGTTGCAACCGGATCTGCCGCTCCGACTGTTGCATCGGCCTCCACGATCGCGCCCACCGCGCCAATCTCGTTTGTGTCTGGAACGACAACCATCAACACCATCACGGCCCCGTCTCCCATTTCGGGCACGGGTGGCCAGATCACATTGATCCCGACCGGCATATTTACGACCGGCATCACGGGGAACATTGCCGTGGCGTCAACGGCAGTGGTGAGCAAGGCGCTCATCATGACGTATGATGCCACCACCGCTAAATGGTATCCGAGCTACTGATGATCAGAACCGCCACGCCTGATGACCTGGAGCGCATCCTGGAGATCTCGCGCGAGGCCTATCCCGAATATCAGATCGACCAAGAAGAATGCCGCCAGTGGGCTCTCAGAGCCCTCCAGAACCCCGACGTTCTCATTGCTGTAGGAGAGCGCTCGTTCGGTATTTCAGGCGTCTCAGCGCCGTTCTGGGCTCCTTCCAAGCGCAGGGGTGTGATGGTGTTTCTCGCCTCGACAAGCGGGTCTGGATATGAGCCGTGCGCGCTGCTTCGCTACATGGTAAAGTGGGCTCTGAAAGATCGCGGCGCGACGACTTATCATTTTGGCGAGGACACGGGTGCCAACCTTGCACCGCTTGCCAGACGGGTTGGGGCTACGCTCGATCGGGCCAGCTATGTGGTGACCAATGGGCAAGACATTCGATGAAGCGATCAGCATCATCTCTGATGTTGCGGGGTTCGTTCCTGGATTTCAGTGGGCTCCGATTGCCGGCAATGCAATCGCAGGCACTGACGAGGCCAGCCGGGGAGACCTTCTGTCGGCTGCGCTGAGCGCGGTGGCTGCTGGAGCTCCTGCTTTGACCAGCGGGCTTGGCAAGGCCGCAGGCGAAGCAACCACAAATGCGCTCGCGCCGACTTCAGAGACGGTCATGGCTGGTCTTGATAACCCAGCCACGATGGCCAGCGCGCAAGGCGCATCAGACTTTGCACAGGCTGCTGGCAAGGCCGCTCAATTTGGAACGAGTTTGGGTGCAAACGCGGCTCTGGGTGCCGGGGCTCAACCCCTCTTCAGCTCTTTGGGACTAAGGGATGCATCCGCGCAAGCACCGGCTTCTACGCAACCCGGACTGACCCCTGCGGCCAAGGGCGGGCTTGCGGGCGCGGGCGGTGGCGCGGGCCCAGGCCTTGGGGCTGGTGGTCTTGATATCCAAGGCGGCACCGCGCCGAAGATCTACCCTTACGTCCAATCCAACCAGGGCCCGCCGGTGGGCTCGTCCAGCCAGCAGGCGTCCGGTGCCGGCACGTCCGGATCCGGCATGCAATCCGGAGCTCAACCGGGCATGCAACAGCAGTCGAGGAGCATCTAGTGGCAGACGCAAACGTACTGAACTCGCTTGGAAGCATGTTCACCGGGGCTGAAAACGCGATCGGTGGCGCGTTCAACAGCGGCGCCAACGCGATTGGCAGCATGTTTGGGGGCGGGCCCTCTGCATACGAGAGCGGAGCAGCCGGTGGGCCCATCACGGGATCCGCTGCAGACGCAGCTGGCGTAGCGAAGAGCCTTGGCGGGACGCAAATGCCGGCAGCGCTGAACCAAGGCCTGTCTGCCGCTCAAGGAAATCTGGGCGCGGGCCTGAATACGCCTGTCACCGCGCCTCAAATCCCCGGAGCAGGGGGCGCAGGGGGCATTGGAGGCATTTCCACGGCCATGGCGGACGCTCTTCCGGGTGCTTCTGGGGCCAATTCTGGAACGGGTTTCAACATTGGCCCAGTGACCGGGAGCGCTCCCTCTTATGATCCAAATGCTCCAGGCAGCACTGGTGCGCCGCTCAAAGTTCAAGACGTGCAACCGACGACGTCTGGCGGGGCGGGGAATTACATGGCTGGCCTGAGCCCTACCGCAGCCCCAGGCGCTGCTACGGGCGCTGCGCAACCCGACATGATGCACTCTCTTGTGCAGGGCTTGATGGACCCGAAAAACATCCCGCGGGAGCTGTCTACGGCTCTGACGGGTGTGAACCTGATGAACGCGATGCAGCCCAATCCCCTGCAGAAGCAGATGCAGCACCAACTGGACAATGCCAGGAACCAGCAGGCCCTGTATCAGAACCGCGTCAACACTGACCAAGCTGGTGGCGTTTCACCGGCCCAGCAGGCCGCTCTGGATCTCGAGCGTCAGCAGGCTCGCGCGCGCATCCTGAGCCAGCCTGGGGGCATCCTGAGCGCCCAGAACGCGGATCTGCAGGCTGTGGATACCGCGATCAACAAGCAGCAGTTCGACGAGGCCCAGGCCAATCTGGCGCAGGACGCCAAACTGATGGGCGCGTACGACACCGACACCCAGAACTATCTGAGCAATCTCTTGAAGCTTGAGCAGCAGCAGAGCGGGCAGTTCAACCAGTCCCTGGCTTCGCTGTTCCAAGCTCTGGGGATGGGCAATCCCGCAAACTACAACAAGCAGCAAACCCCATAAGGGCCCGCTATGGACGGAACAGATGATCCTCGCGTTGCGCAGCTGGCCAGCCAATATGGTGCTGACCCATCTGTCATCGCCCAGGTACTAGCCTCGAGCCCCAACGCGCGCATCACCAGCGGGCGGCGCGATCCTGTGCGCAATGCCGCGGTCAAGGGCGTTCCGGGATCAAGTCATCTGTCCGGAGAGGCCGTGGACTTTGTAGCGGGCGATCCGGCGCAGATGGAGGCGCAGGCGAAGGCCTTCAACGCACCCGGATACCGCGAGATCTATGAACCCGCAGGCCAGCACAGCACGGCTCCGCATCTCCACATGGAGAAGCTTGGAGCCCAGCCCAAGGCTCCTCAACCGCCTCCCAACCTGATCCAGGGCGCGAACCCTGAGTACGGTCTGGCGGGCATGACGCGTGAGCAGCTGCTGGCGAACCTTCAGGCGATCGAGACCGGGCCTGAAGCCCAGCGTGCCGGTGAGCTCGCGAAGATGGAATCCGAGGCTTACGTGGAAGCCGCGCAAACGCGCAAGGAGCTCCTGCCTGAGTTCAAGAAGATCCAGCAGGCCAGGATCGACAATTTCAAGCGCCGGCCCAACACGCCTAAATATGACCAGATCAAGGCCGAGCAATTGCCTGAAATCCGCGATCCTGCGCGGGCTTTGACGCAGTTCCTGCCCATGCTCGCGCTCATCTCGGGTGCCTTCAACAAGAAGTACGCGCTGTCCGCCATCCAGGGCATCACTGCAGCGGCTAATGCGCAGAAGGAAGGCGACTATGAGCGCCGTCAGCAGGCGCATGAGTCCTATATGGACGATCTGAAGCGCACTCTTGAGAATAATTCGATAAAAGCCAATCAATACCAAGCTTTAATCGATGATGTTAACCTCACAGATAACGAATTTAAGGCCCAGGCCGAGGCTTTGGCCAGCCAGTGGGGCGAGAACGAACAGCTAGCTGCCGACTACGGTAAAGGCAGAGAGGCCATGCAGCACCGCGTGGACATGCTGGTAAAGACCATGGCTCCGATCGCCCGTGTGGTCACGGCAATGGACAGCCACAAGGGCGACCAACTGTTCCGCGGGACGGAGACTGGCGAAGACTACATCTACGACAAGGAAAACCGCGTACTGATCAACGCGTCAACGGGTCAGCGGGTCCAGGGCAAGTGGCCTAAGATGGCCCCAATTCAGCAACGGCCTCTCACGGCCCTCCAGGACGCGTACCAGACATGGTTGCAGGAGGGGGAAAGAGATGGCCGTCCCAGGACTGCAATAGAGCGCTCTCAATTTCTGTCTGAACAAGCCGCGCAAACGTCGTCAGATCGCGCATGGGCAACGGGCAAGCAGGGCCAGATGCTGCAATCGTTCAATACGTCGATCTCGCACCTTGCAGTGTTGGACGACGCGATTGCTGCACTGAATAATGGTGACATTCCTGCGCTGAATTTTGCAGCCCAAAAGCTGACGACGCAATTTGGCGACCCGAAGGTTGCCGATTTTGAAACCACAAAGCTGTTGGTGTCGGACGAGGTCAACAAGGCGATCCTTGGGGGCGCTGGCGGTGTTCATGACCGCGAATCTCTGCAGAAGAATTTCAATTCCGCTAGCAGCCCAAAAGCGTTGGCTGGCGTTGTGTTGCAACTCAAGAAATTGATGGCTGGACAGGTCCGATCGTCGCAGCTGAACTATCTGCAGACGACGCATCGATCAAATGAGGCGTTTCTGGGGCGTCTTTTGCCGGAAACGGTGGCAACCATGCAGGCAGTCGGGGACGACCCGACCTTGGAGCCGAAGGGATATGATCCCTCAAAGCCCGCGCCTGCTCCAGCTGCTGCCAAACCTCCCTCTGGATCCCCTACGCCGCCCCCGGCAGACAGGTTCAAGGGCCTGAAGCCTGGACAGGCCATCAAGGACAAGCAGGGGAACATCTGGAAGATGGGCCCCAAGGGACCGGAGCTTGTGAAACATGGCTGATGCCGAAAAGGACGACTACGA